CATCCATTGTCTGATTGATGTAGAGGATTAACTCCGTAATGTTGTCGAGAGCAGGGATGCCACCTTCCATCTTGTGGAAGTCCTTGTCAAATTGAACGGCGCAAGCTACCAGCCTTTTAATATAATGGTTGTTTGCCATGTTTTTTACCTCTCTTATTCCTCTAACTATGATTACTGTATTGTTATCTATTAGTAATTATTTCTAGTTAGTGCCGGTAGGCTCTAGATTGTTGTTTGTTAGTGTGCGTAGCACCATATTGTTATATATTAGTACTTGTTATATATTAGTACTTGTTAGTGTCCGATTATTCATCGTATGAATTATCATCGGTTGAATTATTCATCGTATGAATTATCATCGGTTGAATTATTCATCGTATGAATTAATGGAAATTCCATTTATCGAACTATGAATTTTCAAGGCTACCTGTGGATAACTCTGTGGATAACTTTTTATCAAGGTATTCTATAAACTCGTCTGTCATTGGTATGTCTGATGCACAGACAACTATTTCAAAACCTTTTTTATAGCCCTTGCTTTTTCTAAACACCACAACATACCGTTTGTGTTTTAATTCTTCAAACGCTGAGCGGTGTGAGCTTCTCCCGTTGGTCGACCTCTTTTCGAGTTCAGACAGATAAACTCGCCAATCGCTTTTATTTATCAAAATTTCAGCAAGTAAACCCTTAGCTTGTAAACTCAAGCTAGCGTCTTGCAAAAACTCGTTATTCATGCACGTATAGTTTTTTTCATCATTAGTGAAAGATATATTTCATCCGCTTATGCTCCTTTCTGGTAGATGCTTGCCACGATATCGTAGTAGCTATGCCCTGCTGGTATCGTGTACTTAGTCAGATCATCAACTCTGGAACCGTTCGCCATAATATTTATTATGGTTGGTTCCCATTTTTGTTTTTTCATGGTACAATCTCTTTAGTTTAAATTTTCTATTGGTCTGACTCTGGCAGGGGTCAGCCTTTTTTGTTGCCTTGACGACACTGGAGAACTAGCGAGGACTTTGATTATATTTATTTTTTAGGAGTCATTATAAAATCAAATTTTCACACGCTCTGAACTTTGGCTCAATTTTGAGCAAAAGCCTTCAAAGTTGTTGCCCTGCTAGGGATTGTCTTGCTTACATTTCAACAGATATGCCCCGCTAGCTCACCAGTGCCGTCAAGGTGTTGATTGCAGCTGCATTATTTTTATTTAACTTTCGGTTAACTAAAAGTTTTGCAGTTGCTTTTTCTTTAATGTTATTGTTGCGTTTCGGGAACAGTTTGTTTAAAAAAAATACCGATTTCATCCTTACTGTACCCAAGTTTTACTGCTAGTGTGATAAGCTCATCTGGACTAAATGAGATTTTCCCATTCTCACGCTTGTTATACTGACCACGCTTCAAGCCTATCAATTCAGCCATTTGCGCCTGTGTATAGCCTTTAGCTACCCTTTCAGCTCTCACACGAAGTAAATCAACTTTCATAGATTACCTCCGTTTATTTGGTTTTTATTGCTCGTTCCTTAGAACAATTATAGTATATCTAATCTGTTCCCGATTGTCAACAGAAAAATAAAAAAAATATAAAAAAAGTTTGTTTTCGGGAACGTGTTGTTTATTTTCGGGAACTGTTGTATAATGTATTTACTATTAAATAAAAGGAAAAAGCGTATGAGAAACAACGAGGAAATTATTTCACTGATAAAAAGCTATTTAGATAATAGTTCTATGTCGATGTCTGAATTAGCTAACAAAGCGGGGGTTTCAAAATCGACTTTATCAAGATATCTTTCTGGTAGCCGGGTGTTTCCGCTGAATAAAGCGGACGATTTCGCTAGTGCTCTAGGTTTGACAACGGAACAATTCTTGGATGTAACACCTAGCCCGAAAAATACTGATTCAACAGACATCGATAACATCATCGATAACGCGATGATGTTCGACGGTAAACCATTGAGCGAACATGACAAACGTGCCATTCGTGGCATTATTGCCGGCTATATGAGTAGCAAGGAGAAATAAACGTATGGAGAAAGAATTGCTTGAGCAGTTCAATGTCTCTATCTGTGAGTTTAGCTCTAACGAGTGGTCTCGAAACGGCTTTCTCGACCCTATAAACAGGGTTGTTTACATCAACGGGGATTTAGACCAAGACACTCGTTTAAAGGTCATTCTGCACGAATTAGGGCACTTAGAACACAATTCCAAAGACTATGAGCGTCTACGGGAAAAGTATGAGGTTCAAGCAAATAGGAATATGATCCATGAGTTGTTAAAAAGTGAAAATCTTGATGATTTTAATTACTTACGCTTTATGGAAAAATATAATCTCACCACGATTTGTGATGAGACTTTTGTAAAAAACGAATATCTAAAACTTAAGGAGAATTGAAAAATGTTGAGTAAATGGAAGAATTTGAAACGCTGGCAAAAGTGGGTGGTTGTGCTTGTCTGCTTGGCTGTTCTTGGGAAAGTCTTTGAAATAACTGGGCTTGCACCGAAAACGAAGACAGAACCAGTTAAGACAGTCCAGACCTCCACTTCTTCAAAGGCAAAACCTAAAGCTAGTAAACCGTCTAGCAGTGCCAAAGCATCAAGCTCAAAGAGTGAGGAACAGCCTTCAAAAGAATCAAGTTCAGAACCAAGCTCGTCGGATGATAAGCTAAAAGACATTACAGAAAGTCAAATGGGTAGCTTTATTGACTACTTCAAGCAAGATTTGACTGATAAAGGTCTGGATATTAGTACATATAGTTTTTACAATCGCAGCACTATTTTATATATGACTGTTCCAAACGAATATAAAACATATAGCAAAGCTGACTTGCAGAATTTTGCTGACGGTATGCTTGCCAAAGAGCATGAAGCCTTCAACGTCTGGGCTGCAATCAACAATGTCAATTATGAGCGATATCCAATGTTTCACATTAAAACGGATGACGGCAACGCTCTAGCTAGCCAAAAGCTCAACGGCTCAATGGAAGTTAAAGTAAAATAAGACAACAAAAAAAGCCCTATAATCTCCCTCGCCAAAGTTTGATTATAGAGCAAGCATCACAGAAAAAATCCATAACCAGTAAAAACGAATTGAGGTTATGCTTCTTTTCTGTACCCATTTTATCAAAAACGAGGTACAAACACAATGGCAACACATAAAGTCGCTATCTATGTCCGAGTATCGACCACATCGCAAGTTGACGAGGGCTATTCTATCGACGAGCAGAAAGCAAAGCTAACAAGCTACTGCGATATTAAGGACTGGAATATATACGACATATACACAGACGGCGGTTTTTCTGGGTCTAATACGGAACGCCCTGCACTTGAGCAGCTAATAAGAGATGCAAAGAGAAAGCTGTTTGATACGGTACTGGTGTATAAACTAGACAGGTTAAGCCGTTCTCAGAAAGATACACTCTATCTGATTGAAGATGTATTTCTGGAAAATGATATAGAATTTGTTAGCTTGCTCGAAAACTTCGACACCTCAACACCATTCGGAAAGGCAATGATTGGATTATTGAGCGTGTTTGCCCAGCTAGAAAGAGAACAAATCAAGGAACGCATGCAGTTAGGGAAACTAGGGCGGGCAAAGTCTGGCAAGTCTATGCAGTGGGCAAAGACATCTTACGGCTATGATTACATCAAAGAGACTGGCACGCTCTCAGTCAATCCATATCAAGCCCTAATCGTCCGGAAGATGTTCGAATGGTATTTATCGGGTATGTCGATTACCAAGCTCAGAGACACCCTCAACGAGCAATACGGACAAGATAAAGAGTGGAACTATAGGACAGTTAGGGTTATCCTCTCGAATCCGGTCTATTGCGGATATAATCAATTTAAGGGGCAGATATTCCCTGGCACCCATGAGCCTATTATATCCGAGGAAGATTTTAACAAGACGCAAGAGGAAATTAAAACAAGGCAAAGGACAGCCGCCCAGCGTTTCAATCCAAGACCGTTTCAAGCTAAATACATGCTATCCGGTATAGCTCAATGCGGCTATTGTTCAGCCCCGCTTGCTATCAAGCTAGGCATGATACGGAAAGACGGCACACGATTAGTCAAATACGAGTGTAAGCAACGACACCCTCGGAAGACAAAGGGCGTGACTGTCTATAATAACAATGCAAAGTGTGATTCTGGGTTCTACTTCAAAGACGATATCGAGCACTTTGTATTGACCGAAATCAGCAAGCTACAAACCGATTCAGACTATATCGACAAGCTATTTTCAAACACTAACAAAGAGACGATAGACCGGGCTAGCTACCAGAAACAGATTGATAATCTGACTGCTAAAATTAGCAGGCTTAATGACCTATACATTGACGATAGGATTTCACTAGAGGAATTACAAAAACGGTCAAGCGACTTCATGGCAGAAAGGACAGCACTCGAAAAAGAGCTAGACGCTGACACCTCTCTCAAAGCTGTAGAGCGAAAGAAAGATATTAGACGGGTGCTTGATACCAAGGATATCTTAATGCTTGATTACGAGCAACAGAAAGCCATAGCACGCGCCTTGATAAGCAAGGTTCGAGTTACTAGTGAATCCATCGTTATTTTATGGAAATTATAGAGCGTTTTACTAACCTTTATTTCAATCAAGGACACTAAAATTCTTTATTCGAGCATAAAAAAAGACCTGGCAGCATAAGCTACCAAGCGGCATGAAAAAAACAAAAACATTCAGCGCGTAATCGCCTAAAGTACATGTATAGTGTACCTTTATTTAGGTTAAATGTCTAACGATTTATCATGAGTACACAAAAAAAGGCTAGGATAACCCTAGTCTTTTATCGTTCCCAGATTACTCCACTATCGACATACCCGACTTTCCTAACGCCATCAACTGGTTCCATACCACGCTCTTCAACAAGGATATCACCGTCTTTATCTACCCAAAAATCAAGCATGTCTGCATATTCTTCAAAAGTCATGTCGTCCTTGAAGTTTTCAAAGTTATCTTCCAACGCTTTTTGTA